TTTAGCATCCGACCTTTGTAAGACACCATGAACCACTAAACGACCATGATTTTGTTTAATTGATTCGTTTATTTGTTCTGCTGTTACCTCAAATGGTAAATAATCTACTATTAATTGTTTTGACATCATTTTACTCCTATCTCTTAAATCTTTGGTAGAATTCTGAAAATTCATATTTTGGTTTTTCTTCCTTTTCTACACTTTCACCAATTCTACGAAACTGTTTACCATCTATTGTAAGAGTTTCTTGGTTTAATTCGTTACCAGTTCTATACATACCTTTTGCACCATCTTTTTCTAATCTTTCTATTTCTTTCTTGTTCTCATCATCTAATTCTTGTATCTTCGCAAGAGTTTCATCATCATCATTATCTGCGGCTTCTTCTGCCCACTTGTTTAAATGACTTTGGTATTGCTTTTGCTGTTCCAATGAATTATCAAGATGTTCTTGAGATGAAAAACGATCTACCATACTCGTCTTTGGTGGTGCATTTCCATCTGGATAGGGTTTACCTAAATCAATTTCATCTGGTTCATCTGTTACACCTAAACGACCTTCTAAAGCATCAGCTTTTTCTTCTGCATCTGCGTATGCGGCTTTATCACCCCTTTCTTCAGCATCTGCCATTTCGGCTTTTGCCTTTTCTAATTCTTCCTGGGCTGCACCAACAGAAAGTTCTTCAGGATCATCCCCTGGTTGAAAAGGTTCACGTTTATAAGGTTCTCCTTCATCTTCTGGTTCATCTTTGTTCAGAAATTGAAATACATCTCGATCATCCATATTGTCAGGATGCTCTGGACTATAATCGGGTTCATCTCCACCAGCATCTTGTGCTTGTTTTGAACCTGGATGGTCTTTGATATATGATGCTTGATCCTCTGGGGACATATCATCCCACCAATCTTCTTTTAATTTATTGACTTGGTGTTTTCCCATTACATCTTCAAATGTAGGAAGTGGATCACCAAATTCTCTATCCCAAGTATGTTCTTTAATTAATTTTTTTAATTTTAACATTCTATTCTCCTATCGCATAAAATCAAATTCTTGATTCTTAAATGTATCTTCAAATTCATCAACATAATCTTTTGACAACATCTGTCTTTGTCTTTTTGGAAAAACATCTCTTGCATCTCCACCATAAGATTTAACATATCGTTTTGCACCATCGTCAACCAAATACATAAAAGCTTTCGAAGCAAGACCTTTACGATATTTTCCTTGTTTCTTCTTTCTTGACAAATTCTTCAGTATCGGTATATATCTTTGGCGATATAGATTGGCATCATTATCAATATAAAGTTTCAATTCTCTCATTTCGTCTGATAGACTTCGTTCAAGTAATAAATCTTTAAGTTTAATCACTAGCTTTTCCTCATCATTATTTCATGCCTCAAATCTTCGAGTCGTTTAATCCACTCGGTTAGTTTTTCAATCATATAATTCTTACTAACGTCTTTGTTTTGTATTTCTGTATGCCACCGTTTTAATAAAGTCGAAATACTAAACAAAGAGTCCATATAAGACTTTCTGTTCTCTTCGAAAGGCATGACTCAGTGTAGCTGACCGACCTTATTCGCTAATCTAACTAACCTCTCGCTTATTTTACTTAAAGCCTTATGGGTATTTTTCCAATAATCTCTGGAATCAACCTTCAACTCATTTTTTAATTTAACATTATATCTGACAACTCGTTCTAACTCTGTAAGATTATCACGAGTCTCTCTCATTGCCATTCCAATTTTTTGCTTGGGTGTTAAACTCTCATCATTTCTCCAAGCGTGATATCTACCTTCATTTACTACTGACTCTTTTCTTAACTTCGGGTCATCGGCAATAAAATGACCAGTTCCATCGGTTGGTTCTGTATGACCACCTTCGTAACCGGCCTTACCTTTTTTCTTACCTTTTTTGTTACTACCTTTAAATGCATGTGGTGTATTATAACTACCACCTACACTTGCCGTAGAATTGGCTTCGTCAATTTCTTGTTTAATTAACTCTCTAACAAGTTTACGAATTAAATTTTCTCTAACCCGTGACATTATGTAGTTCCTTGATGAGTTCATAGTATCTCATTAAAGCCACAACCTGTTTGTCTTTCACAATCTTACCTTTTGCTAAAGAATCTGTTTGTTTAATTGCTTCTGTCAATTTAATTTTTGTAATGTCATCTCTGACTCTCGGTAAAATTTTGTTAAGAATTTGTTTTATTTTTACTACTTCAGTATTTATAAATTCTCGTAATGAATTAGTATTAGAAATATTATTAACATATTCTTTCAACAGATTTCGTTGCATAGAATTAAGACTTTTATACTTACCATTAAAATTATCAACCATTAATTGATAAGAAAGTAATCTTAAATCTTTATCTTCGTTCTTAAATTCAGAAATTATTTGACTGTCTGTATTCTTTGATTTAACTTTATTACGTGTAATATGTTCTATAATAGAAAAAGTACTATCTACTTCATCTACTGGATCAAACACAGGAGTGGTTTCTGCTAAAAATTTCTTATAAATTGAAGCATATACTTTATAATTAGGAATTCGTGCTCTGAAAAAATCTTCCACAATATAATTTTCTTTAATCTCTTTAATGAGATTATACTTTTCAGTACGAAGTTTCTTATTTTGTAATTTTTCTCTCGCTCTTATAACGGCATCTATTAATTTTTCTGCCCTGTGAGACGAATTGTAATTTTCTTTTAACAATACCTGATATAATTGATTTTCTTTACCGAGCTCTGTTTTCTCGTTAAAGAATTTTTTTAACATCTCTACTGATTTGCTCTTATCATCATTATTCATCACATCAACAGTAATTTGACGGGATAATAATTCAAAAAGAATTCCCGTATTTTTTATCTTTGAGTGTTTTACTCGTTGGGCCATAATTTCTGCTCCTAAATAGTATAGTTCTTCATCTATAAATATAAAAACTTCTAATAATTCATCGTTTAAGTATCACTTAAAGATGATGAGACTTCGTTTTTATATTCTTCTTCCACATCAGTCGTTTCAACCAAAATTTTCTTCTCTTCACGACTTACTTTTCCTAAACTTTTCTTCAATACGTCATAATGTGCCAGTGCAATTCCATATTTTGGACTACCACTACCACCTTTTCTCTTATCGTGTGAACCAAGTGGATCACGACCTCTTACACTTGAATCCTTCTTGTGTTTAGGTCCCTCTTTTGGACGACCACTTCCTGGCCATCCATCTTCTGGTATTTTTAAGTTCAATTCTTTACCAGTTCTTCCCTGTTGTCTTGCTCCAGGTGGTTGTGCTCCAGGTACTCCTGGCATTCCACCCTCAGCTCCACCAGCATCCATCATTGCACCTTGAGTTCCGACTGCTTCTTCACTTTGAACTGGGTCGTTACCTTCCATTTCAATCTGTGACCATCTGAACTTCCGTTTTTGGTCTTTAATGAGTCCAAGTCTCATATCTTTCTTCTCTTCTTCTGTAAATTTAAATACATTATCATAAACCCACTCCGAATCTGCTATCTTAGCGTCCATCATGGATTGTGCTAAACTCTGTTTATTATTCCACAACTCTATCTTTTCTTCTTCATATATCGTGGATGGATTTTTTAAATTTAATTCAAAATTAACAAGTTCTTGATCTGTATATCCTTGTGCGTATAAATGAACTATTGCAATTTTTGTTAATTCACTTGTAACAATTCGTTGAATTCTTTCAATAGTTCTTGCAAACCTCACATCTTCTGCTGCTAATGTTGCTTTACTACCAACACTTTCTTCATATCCCAAGAAAGCTTTTGGAACTTTTAATGCTGCATGTAATTTATTTCTTAAATATTCAATATCTTCAACTGCCTCATAAGTCAATCCAGGAAGATTATCAATTTGAGTTCCACTATCTCCACCACGAACTGGTAAGAAAAAGTCCTCTGTAAGATTTTGGATATTATATTTTAAATTATAATCACCTGTATTTCTATCTATTACGGGTGCCTTTTTCATCTTTGTTACAATCTTTTGCATAAAGTTTTCAACTTCTGCCGGTGGAATGTTACCAATATCAATTTTGAAAACTCTTTTCTCTGGTGCTCTCATAATACGATGTATTAACATGGCATCTTCCATTAGAGATAACTGTTTCCAAATCTTACGAGCTCCTTCAATCATACCTTTACCATAAGGTAAAAAATTTGCATCTGATAATAATCTGAAATGTGCTATTTCATAATTTTCCATTTCTTTATTTCCACTCATATTAGAACTATGTCGGGAGTCACCTTCCTCAACTATAAAAGTAACCATATATGGATTATCTGGATCTTCGCCTTCGACACGAGTAACATCATAAGCTGAAAGTGGAACTACATTTGTAATACCATACTTTTCTTTGATATCTAAGTAGAGATAAAAATCTCCATATTTACATAGGTTACGAACCCATGGCCATAAATTGAATTCTATATTCAATATATCATAAAAAAGATTATGTAAAATATCGTGAATGTTTTCATTTTCCGAATTGATCTCCAATATCTTACCATATTCATTTTTCATTGTAGATTCATCTGAATAAATATCTAATGCACTTGATATGATAGCATCATTATCCATTTCTTCATAATCTCTAAATAGAGCTAATCGTTGTGCCTGAAAACTAATAGCCTGTGAATGTCCATATCCACCAGTGGTCAAATTAGTATGTAATCTTGACCATCTATCAACAAGACTATTTCTCTGTGCACTTTGAACCCTATCCGTATCGGCAATTTTTAACTTCTTACCACCAGCATGTCTTACGATTACATTTG